TTGGCTCAGATTTTAGGATGAGCTTTCCTTTTAATTTATGTTCCATTTTACTACATTTTACTTAATTCAATAAAGGTCTTTTTTGTCAATGCCTCAGCATATTCATGTGCCATTACAGCAACTGTTGCATTTGGTTGCACATACTCCTCCTCAAAAGCATTGCCATTGGCTGAGAGTAATCCATTCAATGCCATTAACATGGCTTGCTGATAGAATTCTTTCTTATTCATTTTACTTATTATTTAACTGGTTAATATACTGACTATAATATTCATTGCAAGCTGTGAGCTTCTCTTTCATCTGATCAATTAGATCAACTGATATCTCATATCTCAATACTGTGATTCTCTTTGCTGGATCAATGTGACTGACCTTATGAATGAATCTATTGTCCCATTCATTTAGTAAGGTATCATCTGTATCAATCATGCAATAGATTAACTCAGCTTGTGGCTTATCTAATAGCCAGCAATATGCAAATAGTTGCCACATATAATCCTTATTGACTCCTTCATCTGGTGTTGCTGGCCAAGTCTCAAGAGACCAAGGTGTCTTGATATCTATTATTGAATGATCCAGGATGATATCTGGCTCACCGGTTAAGAATTCATTCTCAAATCTCTCTTTGTTCTTGACATAAAATGTGCCTCTCACTTGATTGACAAGAGCAATTGATTCCTCTTCCCAGTCCTTGCCTTTCATCATTGGCTTTGTTGTGATTGATGAGGAGAATCCAAAGAATTGCTCCTTTGCTATCTTTCTAATCTCAGTCTTAGCTGTCTCAGATAATTGCTCTGACTTTAACTTTGGAGCTGTCATGAGCTTACCGATTGCTGATGGATGCCATTTCATAATTGTGCCTCCTGTTCCTTAGTTAGTGAATAGCTTGCTCTCAACTGCTCAAGAGTATACTTTCCTTTGGAGATAGCATCCAGAGCTTTCTTGAATTGCTCCTCTGATAAGGCTGGATTCGGAGCCTTGACAGATGTTGTGACTGTGTTACCATCATCATCCACAGCTTGCAAGGATAACAGAGCTTGCAATGTTGCTCTCCGATAGTAAGTTGTTGCACTGATCATCTTCTGTGGATCCGTAATGGATGGAAGAGGAAGCCATGACTCAACAAAGTTCCCTGAATCAATGTCAATTATCTGACTTGAGAGAATGTTGTCCTTTATTGGTTGCAACAATAGCAGTCCATTCTCATGGAGGATTGGCTCAACTGTCTCAAGCAATGCGTTGATATCAGCGTAACTACGTTTGAAATGTGGATTTGTAGCATTTTTAACTACTTTTCCAATGCTCATCTTTGCTCTGTGGAGCTTCATGTACAAAGAGACATGACTTAAATTTTCATTTTGCATAACTATTATTTTAAATTTTTACAAATGTAAAGAAAAACTTTCATACCACAATACAAAATCATCAAATGTTTTTGCAATAATGTAAGTACCTCCAGCCTTCTCAATAGCTTCTTGATATTGTTTCTGTGCATCAGACTGTCTATCATTGCCATATTTCACCTCAATCTTTACTGACCTTCCTCTGATGGTTGCTGAGATGTCAGCTGTTCCTTTGGTTGATTGTCCTGGAGTCCATTTCCCTGGTAGTTGTTTCTCATATTGAATTGATCCAGTACCAACCTTAATCTTTTTGCCTTCTCTGTACTGGCCTTGGCTGCTGATCCTCTCAGCTTGACCTCCAAGAGCATTGATGTAAAAGATAATACACTTGGTCAATCCATTGGCTGAGCTATCCTTCCAATCAGTTAAAGGAATGAGCTCTGGTCTCATTGATGGATATTTTGTCGTAAGTTGTTCTATCTCCAGAGCTCTGAGTCTGTCTTTGTTAATTTTGTTCATTCTATGGTATTTTAAAATGGAGCATCCTCCAATGGTAAAAATTCTTGTTTATTATCTTTGATTATCATTCTACCAACTCCTCCAGAGTAAGCTGTCTCAAATTCAAGATCATGAAATTGACAATACTTATTCAAATTACGAGTCATTAATGTCTGAGATACATTCTTTTTTCTTAGCTCTGGAAAGCTATCAAGCAAGTCATCATATGTTTTCTTGATATTTAAATATTCATTCTTGTAAAGGCCTCCAAAGAATATATTCATCTCATTACCAATCTTATCCAGGAGTTTTCTATAATCGAGATTCTTTAATGGCATATCAATCAATCCATTCTCAAGATAGATACTTATGCAATTCATCATGTAGTTATCAAATGATGCCCACTCATCATCAGTCCATTCATTGAATAGTTCATGACCAAATTCCATAATTGGAGTAAAGTTATCATTGAAATAAGAGCTCATCTCAACTTCATACTTTCTGGCATTAAATGAAGCACTATCACCTTGAATGGTATAGTTAGTTGTGATAATTATCTTTGGTGACTCAGTGACATCCAGCTTGATGCTGTCCTTTCCTTTGTATTCAATGCTGATTCCTTCAGTAATTACACTGAACAGATTCTCAAAATTGAATGATTTCTTAACATCATCAAATACCAGAACCTGACAATCAGTTGCAACACTTTGATAAGGAAATGATTTGTTAAAATCAAATGTCTTGCCATCTAATGACTGGACCTTTCTAAGTTGTTTCAATGCATTCCAGAAGATACCCTTTCCAGATCTTCCATTTGGATTCTCAGATATGATCTCATCATTGAAGATTATTGCTTTGTTGTTGCTGTTGGTCTTGAATGAATGCAAGAGATATCCAATTACAGTCTGAAATGCTTTGTATTTATCTCTGTTCTCTCCAGCGATCTTCCAAATGAATCTCCTGTATTCTGCCTGATGGTGATCTGTAGGATAATAATCTCTGTTGATTACCTGGTCTCTCCAGATTCCAACATTGACATCTGAATAACTGAGTATCTCTTTATTGTCTTTGGTAACTTTGACAATGCAATTTCTGTAAAACAAATAGCATTCATCCTTGTTATCCTTTAACACCTCAATTGATTTGGATTTCAATAAGCTCAAATAATCTCTTTTAAAGAATTTCAAGTTACCAGTCATCAAGTTGAATACTCCCTCATCACATTGATTCTGTTCAATCCATTCAATCACAAAATCCTTGATATCTTTCTCATAGACAATCTTCATAAAGATGCCTTGTTTTTGAATAAAGTCAAATGTGCTCCCCTCATTTGGGGAGTTCTTAAAAAAATCATTTGACTCTAAAAAATCTTTGAATCTCTTGTTGTTCAGTGAGTAGTTTCCTTTCTCATTCTTGCTCCAGAATTCCTCATTATCAACCATGTTGAATCTCTTTCTGAGTTCATCCTTTGCTCTCTTCCAATCTCCATCATATTTGAGCTCAGTTAGAATGTTGAATGGTGAATAAGCCTGCTTGGCATTGAATGGCTTGCAATTCAAATCCTCTGAGAAGATATAAAACATTCCAGGAAAGTGACCAAAGGTAGCTGAGAATCCATCCTTGATATCTTTGTTTGGTCTGGTCCAGTATTCCACATCTCCTCTGTTCTCACAATACTGCCATCCAGCTTTTGCCAATAAATCCTTTGCCTCTTGTTGATGCTCAATGTTGTACTTTCCATCTGGAGTTGTATCCTTCCAGCTTTCTGCCCATTTCTTATTGGAGTCAATGGTCCTGGTCTTTGAAACAATCTCTTTGTACTTATTGAATGAATGTGCTAAGTCTTTTATTCCATTGAACTCTTCAGATGATTCCAATGGTTGCAGCTTCAGGTATTCACAACCATTGATGTGTTTATATCCTTCACTTGGCCAGCAAGCTGCATATTGACCATTACCTCTGATCTCAATCATAACTGACTTAGTCTCCCAATAAGCGAAGACTTCACCAGACAGAACATCATCTTTGTAAATAAAATAGATGTGATATCCTCCTCCAGCTGTTGAGTAAATGGATAGCTTTCCTTCCAGGAGCAAGCCAAATATGTATGGAAGAGCAATAAAGCTCTCATAGATATCCTTGATTGGCTCTCCATTGTGTTTGTCAAAGTCAAGACAATAGAATCCACATGATACTTTACCACAAGCAATGCCAATCTTTTGAGCATTATTGAATAACCTATCAACATCCTCCTCTTTAATGGATTCATATAGATAGTTATGTCCTTTCTCCAGCATTGGAGCTTTATTTTCTTTCAATGGTAAAGGCTGGAGGCCTTCCATCAATAAGTCATGAGCATGATTAAGCAGTTTCATGTATTACTTTATTTTCAAAGTGATGCTCAGTACTATATTCACATAGGAAATTCCAAGCCAAACAAATAATTTCAATATCACGCATATCTGGATATTGTTTCCAAACAACTATTAAACAACCTTTATAATCTTGCAGCTCTTTAATTTTTGATTCCAATTCATGATAGAAAACCATTTGAGTCAAGAAAGCCATTCTCTTGTCAATGTACGTTACACCATCATATCTATATACTAACATAAAAAATAATTTAAATAAAAAAAGCCGCTTAAATCCTTTGGGGCTTCACTTCCAAATTCATTAAGAGGCTTTAATAACATCTTTAGTTCTATAATGTGAAGCCGAACCATTTACAAATATAAACACTTTTACAATACGAAAGTTAGAAAGTTTCAAAAAAGAAAACTTTACGGAAAGTTTCGGATGTAACTTGTTGATATTGAATTTATTAAATACCATTTGCAGACTTGTAAAGTTTTTTTTGACTAAAAAAATATTTTGTTTTTTATGTATGTTCATAGGGCGTATAGGGGAGAAAAAAGTCTGCAAGTCTTCAAAGTGTTAATTTTCAGTAACTTAACCCGTAAAGTTTGATATTTTTAACCATGTTTGAAAGTTTACATCTTTACACCTTGTCATACCATCCAGCCACAATTCTCTCTTTGATGAATCTTAATTCAGTTGTATTATAACAATTCATGATATCATGAAAGATTGCATCCTTAGATAGCATCACTTCCTCAATGGATGGTTTAAATATTGAATCATAATATTTGACATATCTATCATAGATCTTATCCTTGCCAAAAAACTGATCATGAATCTTCAATCCATTGATAACTGTTGCATGGTTTCTGTTGAATAATCTTCCAATCTGACTCAGATTCCATCCTTCATCTCTGAGAATGGCATACAAATAACTTCTTTTATAGATCAGATCTCGATATCTGCCCTTGCTATCCAGCCTATCTATCTGAATAAGTTCTTTTACTTGTTGTATTATGTCCATTTAAATAATATTTATTATGTGAATTTTTATTAACATGGTATCCTAATGCTTTGAATAAATCAAAATACCTGTAAATTGTTCTATCTGAGACATTAAGATATCTTGCCATTGTGTGAATGTGCCTGGACTTCTCTTGCATTAACTGGATGAGCTTGATGCATCTGTACATTTTTTTCTGATTGATATTCATAGTATTGTTCAATTGCTGTTATTAAATCTTGCTCAGCCTCTCTGCTGTAATGCCAGGCCTCTTCTATCCAGGATAAGTCTTTAATCTTCCTCATAGTTCTTATAAAATTTGTTTTCAATATTTACTTTAATCTTCCATCTCTTGATCTTCCGATAGTCAACCTTTTGCTTGCCAGTGTAGAGTATCATAGCTCTTCAACTTTAATGATTAACGGTGGCCACATATCCATCTTCTTGATTGCATCCTCTGGACTGTTGGCTTGAATTATTCTCTGTTGGATTGTCCACTTGACATCCTTTACTTTGTAAGTTACTTTGAAATTCTGCATCTCTTTTTGCTCTTAAATAGTTATTAAATAAATCCAGGTTGAAATTGCCTGACCTACGCCACCAATATTCATAATGTGCTGTGCTCATAGGAATTTCTTTTTGTAGTTTTCCAATCTTCCAATGGCTCTTGCATAAGCATCAACTTGATTCTCAAATTTATCAGCAAGCTGATCAAGATATCCTCTTCTTAGTTCTGGAATAAGTCTCTGATTGATTTTCATCTTCCATCTTAAGGAAGCTATCATATCCTCAATTTTTTCAATTTTACTTTCCATTGCTAATGATTTTTATAGTTGCAACAACTGAATACAATAGCAGTAAATAAACGAATGTCCCCATAATTATTTTGTTTTAGTGTTGAACAAATTTAATAACTATTTTCACTTATGAAATAATTTTAACATATTTTAACAATATAAGGAATAAAAAAAGGGAATGATTTTCACCACTCCCTCTCTTTTGTTAACTAAAAATAATTATGCGTTGTAAATATAGTTATTTTCTGAATCTCTTCACTAAAAACTTTGCTATTTTTCCAATCAATCCAGATTGCTCATTGACATCAAGTTTAACCTCTCCTTTATCAATTGAGACATCAACCTTCTCTGTATCTATTTTCAAGCTCTTTCCTTCACTATCTTTGTGAAAGTCAACATCAACCTTTGGTGTATCAACTTTAACGTCTGTAACACCATCTTTTCTGGTTATTTTAATATCAACATTCTTTGTGTCAATGTTAATGTTTAGATCCTTTTTTGGTCTCCCTGGCTTTTTTTTCATTATGCTTCATTTGTAGTTACTATTCCTTTTGGCTCAAGATGCACCACTCTCACAGATGCTGGCTGTGCAATCTTCCATGCTGTCCTTCTTGCTTGGCTGAGTCTTAACTTCTCAATGCGAGATACACTCACTGAATTGTTCTGGTTGCCACCTAATACATGATAGTGAGTCTTATCCTCTCCAACATAGATTCCGACATGACCTCCTCCATTCCTGGTGAATGTCAACACATCACCAAGCATTGGAACCTGAGCAACATTACCATACTTATTCCAGTTCAATGCCCACAATGGATGCTTGACAACCTGTAATCCAGAAGCATGAGCACAATAGGCAATGAATAAACCACACCAAGGTATCTCATCATTTGTGTAAACCTTCTCAAGACCAAGAGCTTTGGCCCAGGATAGAATGGTTGGATTGTGTTGCTTGCCAACTATCTCCTTAACACCAATGTGCTTGACTGCCTCAACTAATATCTTTGGAGCTGTTTCTTTTTTTAGCCAGGCATAACTCATATTGAATCTCTTTGGATGTAAATATACTTAATTTTCCTTTTGATATTCAATAGACTGTCCACATCATGCTTGAGTATCTCAACCTTGTGATTGTTTTCCTCCTCAAGATCATGAAGATATTTCTCTGCCTCAATCCTAACTGGATCTTTCTTTGGTGTTTTATATTCATGCGTTGGCATTGGTGCCAGGATTGCAAATAATGAGCTTGCAATTGTAGCAATCAATAATACTTTATTCTCCATCAAGTTTATTATTTAGTTCTTTTTGAAACAAGATATCTTGCATCAGTTTTTTATCTGCCTTTCTTTCCTCATCACAATCATCAATCTTCTTTTGTTGTGTTTTGATTTCATTGTCTTTTGATGTTATGAGATATCTGCCAGTCATAATTACTATTGCAAATAAGACAAAGAATAAATAAGTAAATGGACTTTTAAGAAATGTTTTAAAATCAAGTTTGAATATTTTCTCCATACTTATTATGCTAATATGTTTTATTCAGAACAAATATATCAGAGTAAATTGAATTATTTGCATTGTTTGAACTCCATTGAGCTGTGATGTTTAACGTATTGCTGATTGTAGTATCAAAGGTTGTATTGTTCACTGTGTTCCAAGCGAATCCTTGTTGAGTTCCAGATGCTAATTTTAATATGTGGAATTGTGCCAAGCTCACAACTGATGCAACACCAGCAGCTCCAATGGCTCTGATTGTGAATGTGACATTGAGCATCCAGACTTGATTGGTGATTGCTGGCATTGTTAATGGTCCTGAATCACCTAAATCAACAGATCCAGACTTCAATCTGATTCTTAATGTATTGTTGTTCTGAGCACTCATAACTCCACCCATTTCAACTCTGAATGAATCACCAACTTGAAAGCCATTTGCTGGCACAGATAAAGTTCCAACACCTCCATCAATCAATGTTCCTTCTGTTGTTGTTGCTGTTAATGTTGGACTATTGGCTGTCTGTGCAAAGAGACCTACATTTGTTGTGGCTGATGGACCAGGAATGGTGACAACAGTCTCTCCTCCACTATCTGCTGCTGTGACTCCATCACCAGCAAATTTTAAAGTTGATCTCTGCGTTAATGATGTGCTCTCATCCTTGATAGTATCATATGCTTGAGCTGTTACATTGATGGTTGTTGTTGCCATTATAAATTGATGTTTATTGTGTTGTTGGTTGTTGTGTCCTGTGTGAAGGTATCCTCAAGAGATCCATTGACATAAACTTGATATGTTGTTGTCAAATCTCCACAATCTCCAGATGGAGGAGGATTGCCATTCTCAAAGTTATAATCATCATAAGGAATGGAACACCAATCATTGTAGTCATAGATTGATACATTGACTCCGATTGTCCATCCAGCAGTTACATCTGGACCTCTATTGATGAATGGTTGTGTTGAGATATCTCCATTGATATCAAGAAACTCCTCAAATCTCCATTGCTGGAAAGTGATTCTGATGTCATTACAGATGCTAAGACAATCAGAATGTATCTCATTGATTTGTCTATATTCCTGGATATTATATTTATCACATATTGAGATGACCATATTCACATTCACAGCTTGAGATGTCATAGATCCAGGCTGTAAAGTTACAACCATCAAAGGATATTGAGCTGCATCTCTTGAGACAGCATCAATGAAATCACCTTGAAAGAATTCTCTTATCTGCCTGTGCTCTGTTGCTATTATTTCCAGCTCTTTCATCAGCTGGTTTAATGTTCTTTCCATCCTTGTTTAGATATGCTTTGAGTTTATCAATCTGTTTCTTTGAGAATTTCATTGTATCCAATTTAATGGCTTGTATCCAGTCTTATCTTTTTTGACATATTCATTGCAATGATCAGAACACATATCACAATACTCTGGATATTTGGTTGCTTGATCATCCATAAGGAATCCAACAAGTCTCTCCTTGTAAAAATATGCATCCTTTCTCAACTGATCTCTGAATTCATGTACATCAGTCAAAGTATTTGCTTGAAGATTCTCATCAGATACTCTTCCTGTTGCTTTGTTGGTCATCTTCTCAGTCAATAGCAATGCTGCTCTGTAATCAACGAAAGCAACCAAGCATGGCACAACATAATCATTCATCAATGTGAGATAGTCAGGAGTCCATGTGTTTGTCTCAACTCTTGTAAGTAATGCCTTGAATAAAGGAGTCCCAAGAGCTGGTTGAATATGCATGTCTTGACTTCGCTTGATAGCAACTGCCAAGAGCTTGGTATCTGTATTGTTGTGGATTAATCCTAATTTTTTAAGATTCTCCACTGATAGTAGGTAGTTCATAGTATATAAGTGAATGGAAATCTATACTCATGGTTATGACCATCAACATAAATTTGTTTATAACCTCGTTTTATAAATCCGTTATGTATTGGTCCATTGAGATATCTCTCTCTGTGCTCACCAACACAAGTGTAATCCCAGCCATCAATGGTCTCTCCTTTTTGATATGTGGGAGTTATGATGACATTAGTTGCAAATCCTTCAATCCATTCAAGGAATTTATTGATGTCAATCTTGTTATTGGTCCATTCATCAGAATTGATTGAGCCTTTTGCCACAAGATAATCAACTTTATCTGTTGTTGGTCTTGATATACGATAGTCATTGTAGTAACCTTTGAATCCAAGCAACTCACAAAATCTGAATATCACTGGATCATTGTCAATGAAATAGCAATCTCTTGCTCCCATATCTCTGGCAACAATCAAACTTTCTGCACTACCTGGACCAAGATCCATCACAGTCTTTCCTTTAAAGTCAATATCAAGATATTCATAAACACTGGACCATATTTTCCTATGATGCTCAGCTCCTTTGTAATATTGAATGCAATCAACTTGATCATGGATATATGACCATAATGATGTCAGATTCTGATAATGTCCTGGAGTATTTTCAATCCATGATACAAGCTCATCCATGCTCATGTCTTTACAATATTCTCTTAATTCTGGATATGTTTTCATATTATCTTTTTACAACTAATTGCTGAATCCATTCATGTCTACACCATGGAGTTGACGCTTGAGTATCTGGATTGGTATACCATCCACCTCTGTATCTCCACACATCTCTGTATGGTGTTAACCTATTAGAGATACTATTAATCTCATCCCTGGTGTAAAGTCTATTCAATGACATAAGTCTCTCACAGAATTGTCTTGATCCACTCTTAGCTGGAGGGACATCAAGTCTGGTCCTGTATCCGTATCTGACCTCAAATCTTTCAATAGGAATCTGCTCCTCTCTCACAAGTTGTGTTCCTAACTCAGTGACTTGTCCCTTTGTGATTACCTCCCATTTCATTAATTTAGCCATTGACTTTGCAATATCTTCAATGTTTGAATTCAGAGCTTTTGCAATAGCATTTGAATCCTCTCCATCTCCAATCATCTTAAGGACATTCTTATCAAAATCATTTAACTCAGCTGATATCTCAGCAATGGTTGCAAATAATTGATCTTGCTTTGAGAATACATCAGCTGATGGTGTATCCCATGCAATTGGAAATGTTGCAATCACCTCATATTCATGAGCTGGTGATCCATATTGAGCAAAGTAACCAATCTCATCCTCATCATGATCAAACTTGCATGATGACAATTGCTGTGGTCCTGGTTGCAATCCAACAATCCTTCTTGCTTGTGCTTGATCAATGGTTGGAAATGATGCCATAATGATACTCAATGCACTATCATGAGATATCTTTCCTTCATTTAATTTAGTAGTGATATCTATCAATGCGTTCACATCTTGTCTGTTAAATGCTGCATCTTGTTGTTCTGGAGCTGGAGTTGGCTCTTGACTTACACCAATCGGAGTCACATCTCTTAATTTAAGCACACCAGTATCTCCTGAAAGTTTCACCATATAATTTAGAATCCATTCAATTCTTTTTTGTCTTGTATTGACATAAGTATTCTTGAAGATCTCAAATAAATCTGCACTCTCAGCTGCATTGAATGATCCCTCTGGAGCAACTCCAAATAAAGATGGAGATACAACTGCATGAGCAACAAGGATGTTCTGTTGAACACTTGACTCAAGAGATTCATATCTCTTATCAAGATCATTGCCAGTTAAATTATCAACCTTTGGAGCTTGATCTGCTGTCTCAGCAAAAGTGATTATAATATCTCCAGAATTCTCAATGCTTGATGCTGGTCCTTTGATTTGATTCTTGTATGCCTCTGCCTCCTCTTGTGTCTCTGGAAATCCATTGACAAATGTGATCATAGTTCCTGACTTGAATCCATTCTGCAATTCATACATATGGAATTTACTTATATCAACATCAGTCTGAATTGCTGTGATCCCTCCTTGATATGGTGGCTTTGGATATACTCCATGCTCTTTACGGCCTTTCTTTGATGGATCCTTGTAATATAAAACAAATGATCCAACTTTATTATTCTCATCAAGAGCTGGCAATGTTCTAAGATTTGTTTTCTCAGCTGATTGCTGTTGCATTGTCCAGTCATCAGAGAGATAGTACATTCTTTCATCAGATGATATTCTGATTGCATCAATTGGAAGATACTCCCACACAGCAACTCTGGTCCCTTCTCTGTTCCATGTACCTTTAACAGCGAATGCTCCAAATAATTCATAATCAAATGCCAATTGCTCAACAATCTCATTCATGTTAAAATCAGAATAAGGATTGGCAATAAATCTTCCAAGCTCACCAGAGACAACTTCAATACCTCCACCAGCAATGTAGTGAGTTTTATTCTTTATTATACCTTGGTGCCAGGCTGATCCATTATAGAGGTCCACCAAAAAATATGGATAGTCATTCTTTTTTCCCCATTTAATGAAGCCAAGCATTCTATCTTGCTCCTCAATTGGAAGGACAAAGTCCTTTCTGAATGACATTGATTCAAACTTATTCATATATGTTGAATGTTATATTAGTTGAGAATTCTGTGGAAGGTGAATCAATCTCATAAACATGAGCTCTGCCTTCCTCAACCAAGCCATCTGAGAATTCAGGATCAAGATTGGTTGATGATGTTTGTTGATAGATTCTATATGTGTAATATCCATCATAATCAAAGGTCACATCCACACCATCAGTGAGCAAGAATTCATCATATCTTGATGTCGCAGTGCTCAGATTAGGCAGAATGCAATAATATTTTAAAAAAGATTGCTCATGCTCAAACTCAAACAGATAATGAACTGGACTCACTGTTGTCAGTTCTGTCACTGTCACTATCAGATTTGAAGGGGAGCTCTTCTCTAATCTTAGCATCTTTAATTAATTTAGGTTTACGTTTTTCAAATATGTGCAAGAGTCCAATCTTTTGATAAAAATCCTCTTTACCTCTCTCAATGGTGATCCATTTACTGAGTAATGGTGACCATTGCATTGAGCCAATGTATTTTTTTAGTATTTCCATGATTCAAATATACAAAAAAAGGAGGGACACAGCCCTCCCTTTATGATAAGAGTTATTCAATTCTTAAATTGATGG